TTTTTGTTTATGGGCTTTTTGTAAAAGACCATTAGCTTTTTTCTGATCAGCATTCATGCCGGGACCACACATTGGGGCCACTTCACGAGCTGCTTTCATCGGGTTGTCTTTGTAAGAACACATACCCTTTCCATTGTCCATGAAAGCGCCACCGCCCCCATTTCCTTTCATGCCTTTAGCCATGTTTTTTCTCCTTTTTTCAAATGTAAAACCGCTTTACATTCATTTTTATCCACCTTGAGCCATTTGACTCATGATATCCTGTTGATCTTCGTTTTGTTGTTCATTTCCCTGCAATTGAGAAGCTTGGTCGGTCATATTAATCTGATCGTTAATTTGCTCTGATTGGGCTGCTACTTGAATTTTTTGAGCTTCTCTTCCTGTTGCTTCTTGTTGCTCTAATTGATTCACAAAATCTAAAACTTTCATAATTCTCGATTCATTCATACTGGCAATTTCAGTAATAGCTTTAGCTCTGTCAAGTGCTGCTTGTGCTATATTTTGTTGAGCTTCAGATTCTCTTTCATCTTTAAGCGCTAGATTAGAAACAACACGAGATTCACGCTCTTTAGCTAACCCAAGTTTTTCTTCTTTTGTCGCATTAAGAACTTGCATTTGCATATTTTTAAATTGCTGGTCTTGCGCTTGTTTATCAGCCAACATTTGATCTTGTTTAGCTATAGCTTCTTCAAGATCACTTAGTCCAGCCATTGAAAGAGCTTTGACAATTTCAGCTTGAGGAACATCAACAATACCATCTTTTTTAAGATTAACGAGTTCATAATAATATGCATCTTTTTGAGATTTGGATCTAACACCTTCTTTAATGACTGCATCATATTGCTCAAACTCCTTTTCATAGAATTGATCTGTAGGTCTTTCAGCTAAAATTCTTTCAATTTTTCCGGGGGGGTAATGATTTTGAATCACTTTTAGGATCAAACCACCAAGAATTTCTTGCGATGTTTCAACATTATCAAAAATCTTCCTGTTTCCTCTTAAGCCTTGTGCGATTCTTACTTGAGCTAAACGACCTGATACTTGAGTATTTCCTTTCTCATCAATTCCCATCGAGGATTCATTCACGTTAGAAAGTGTGAGTGTCAGTTGATCTAAAACTTGCTGATATTGAATTAATGCGGGATTTGTCCCCCCACCATTTAGTTGTTGAACTGAATCCATGCCAGCTGGTGCATTTTCCGGGTCAATACCGATTATCTTGTTTTGTCCTGATTGCTGTAAATCCTGCGGATCAGCAACAGACCCAATCATATATTTAAAGCCCGTCGCAATATCTGAATCCATCATATCCACTATTTTCATGTGCCGTTTGTTGAATTGACGCTGGGCTGACCAGTTACATGAAGATATACCTTGAATGCGCTGAGAAGGCATCCAAATGGAAGGCTCCATATAACAAATGATGGGGACAAAGGGATAAGTTTGATTGATTCCCGTCTTATCTTCTCCGCAATACATACGTTGGCCATTTAGCATAATATTTAGCTCAACATATCCCCTCGTAACCGTACGAATTTCAAGTTCTGGAATATCGTCCGGATTTATTTGTAAAGCTTCTGCATTTTCTCTAGTTTCATTAAATCTTCTAATGCCAAGTTTTAATTTTTTAACCTCTTCTCGACTTAGATCAGTGATATCGCGATAATAAGATGCTTTCATATCAACCAAAAATTGGCGCTCTTTTGTAATCCGCTTATAGTATTGATCATAGGCTATGAGGTTTCTATTGCGTGAAAAAGTGGTAAATTCAGGGTGATATTGCATGAATTTATCATCGCGATATCCTTGAGTAATATCATCGATATCTTTGGGATCTATAAAGGGTAAAAGCTGTTTTGCATATTGTTTATTAATAAGATCCCGAGTGATTGCAAAAGCTGCATCACTTAAATCAATGGATTCAAAAGTCGGATCCAAATAAAAACTATTATAGGTACGTTTGAAAAACTTGGCATCGCCATTGATAAAATCTTTTGAATAGTCCATTTGAACGCCACAAAGTGATATTCCTGACTTAAAAGATTCATCACAGGCATCTAAAAATGTTGGGAAACCTAATCCCTTATCCCAAACATAATAACCCAATTTAGTAAATTGGTCGGCGGTTTTTTTGTCAGATCCCTCGACAGGAGAATAAATAATCTCATTTATATTATCCCTTAAATAGCCTGAGAAAAATTGTAAAGGACGACGAATAATGTTTAATTCAAGGGGCTCTCTACCTTCTTTAATCAGCGCTTTGCGTTCATCATCTGACCATGTATAGCCTGAAGCTGCAAGGGTATAGACTTGAGCATCTTTGACAAATGGAGCCCAAAAATCATGCGCATATCGATAATTTTCTTGAAATTCACCACGTATTTCATTATCTGTAAGCATGTGTGACCACTATATGATTAAAATTTTAATATACACTTAAAAACTTATTAAATCCAAATTTAATTCTTAAATAACACGCTTATATCTACTTTCAACAGCAATTTTATGTTTTTCAAGTGCCCCACTCATATTTGACACGGCCTCGATATGTCCCACAGCCTGCGCTAAATAGCGAAAGCAATCTGCATAGTTTGATGCTTCATTGTGAAGAGGCTCTTCCAAATACCTTCCTTGCGCCTCATTCCATTGTTTTCTATATTTGCTCACTTTATCTAAAAAACATTATTTTTGCATGGGATATTGATAATTGCTTATCCATTCGTTTAAGCACATGAAAACGTGTGTTGGTGCCACTAAAAAGACGACGAAAATCACGCTCATAAGTGTTAGATACGTCCAGAATATCGCGTTTAACAGAATCATGAGGTAAAAAAATAGTATGGTAGAGAAATTTTTTATCTTGTAGTAAAAATTTTGCATAGAAATCCACTCCCTTATTTTTATCTTCATAGTAATCTATGACCCTAATTTCTCCATGAGCTATCTGAAAAAAAGATATTACAGTTAAATCATTAACGCCTATATCCATCACTACATAAACAGGTAATAAAGCATCATAAAGAGGAGTGTAAAGGCAACGATTTTCATTATAAGCCGCCTGAATGGCTTCAGCAAAATAAAAAGCATCACTGGAAGATAGAAAAGCTTCAGAAATAGTTGAGGGGTATTCTTGCTGTATTTTGTCTTTTAGACTTCTTTCTTGTATTGCGTACCAGTTGCGTTGTGGTTGCGTTATTATTCGTCCAGTTTCTAACTCAATTTTATTAAAATAATCCGTTAAACTTACTTCATATTTTATATTAGTATCGTGAAGTACATAAGAAGGCTCATCCATCCACGGATAAAAAAACAGGTGATATTCTAAACATGAAAGATTCTCATTGCCCCTTCTACTACTTTCTGTGACCATTTCGGCAAAATATCCTTCGTTCCCCTCTCCAGTACTTTCTATAATAATTGTGCCGGTTGCCGGAACTGCTTGAAGAGTACCAGTAATAACTTCCTCAGCTTTTTGGGGATTTCTTGCGCAAGTTTTGCCGAACTCTGATACAAGAACGAGTGGAGTGGCTCCCCCTCTCAAGGTGGTATCAACACGCAAAGAGCTGCCATTGTTAAAAGTTATTTCTCGTGCTGATTTTTGGATGATGCCGGCTAAATGCTTGATTTCTTTTGGCAGTGTATCAAGTGCGTGTCCGATGATCTTATTGAAGATATGTTTAGCATGTTCTAGTGAATATGAAACAATTCCGGCTTCTAGATTTGCAGTAAAAAGAATTTCATCAAGGATCATAATGATTGCGAACGTACTCATACCCAATTGTCGAGCCTTTAGTATTAAATTTCGATTATGTATGTTATCTAAAACATTTTCTTGAACAGGATTTAAACGAAATGGAATTGAGTTTTTGTTTTTATCGATAATTCTGTAAAGATTATTAAGACGCCATTTTTTATCTAAAATACTCATTAATCTTTTTGACGAATTTTACCATTTGCAGCTAGTGAAGCAAGGGTAATCAAATTAGCGTGCTCACTTTCAACTATACCTTTTCTTCGTATAGCATCTTCATCTTTTTCTTCAGTTTCCGACTTCTTCAAGAAAGGATCGTATTGAGATTGATAGCGTTGAAAACTACCATAATTTAAAATCTCAGCATTTAAAAATCTTTCTCTTCTCTCAGCAAGTCTCATTTTTGCTATCATGTAAGCATAAGAAAACTCTTCATTTTCTTTATCAAATCGCCATATTAAATCAGGTAAATAGCCCTTGTCAGCACAAAACTGTGCTAAATTAATTGCGTCTTCATCTTTCACCCATTCCAAAAGCTCTTCAGCTATTTTCTCTGCCGAGTAAATCCGCGGTCTTCCTGCTTGTCTTTTTTCTGTTAATTTTGCTTTTGAAATAGACATGTTTTCTACCTTTTATAAATATCCGTATATTGAAATTTATTTATAGTAGAAAAAAAATTATTGGTCAACAGTAGTTATACAAATCTTTGTTGCCAAAAATCAATTTCTTTTTGTATGTGAGCAGCACATTCAGGTAGTGAATTTTCCATGTAAAACCGCTTTACATTATACAATTGATCTATTATTTTCTCGATATCGTACTTGCTTTTAAGCTCTGGATATCCATAATCTCTCGGCTGTGTTACTGATTTGTAGAGATTGCAGACTGAGCAAATATCATTATGATAGGAAGCGCATTTGGGTTTTATGTTTGTAGCAATGGCAGCACAACTCTCACAAATCCAAAGTGGATAATCATTCATTAGGAATCTTTATAAAGGATTGAATCGAAAGTTTTTTCATAGTCATTAATCAAAGTATTTAAACACGATGCGTTTTCACATAAAATTTTCTTTTCAGATTGTATATCTTGAACAAAAGCTTTATCAATTAAAGACTGGTTAGCGCAAATCATTATTTCATAAAAATGTTGGATTTTTGCTACCAAATTACTTTTTTCATCGCTCATAAAATACCTAGTTCTTTTATGTCAGGAGTTTCTTTTTTTATAACGACATCCCAGCCCTTTTTTATGCAGAGCTTAAGCTGTCTCTTTAACAATGTAGGACGGCCAGTAAATTTGGCCAAAAACAATGCATCATCACTTTCTGGGTAAAATAGTTCTTTACCATAGATTTTTTTAAAACTCACTAAAATATACATTTTTCCTATCC